CTGGATGAGACAGACGACACTGCACTCATTCCAGCTTACATTGAATCGGCTCAACAGTACATTATCAATGCAGTCGGTAGTGATCCAAAATTCTACGACCTTGAAAGTGTAGAATCTCTATACGACACGGCTGTAACAGCCCTCACAAGCTCATATTTCACCTACAGAGTGGCTTTAACAGACACGGTGACTTATCCTGTCAATCTCACTTTAAATAGCATAATCGGGCAATTAAGGGGCTTATACGCAACGTACAGTGAAGAAAGAGGTGACTAATGCCTAAAGTTAGATATTTACCCTCAGACTTTCGTTTCAAGGCTGATTTCGGTATATACCAAAGCACCCCTAACAAGTTTACGGGTGTAAGCGTGCCGAAATTCGTGAAACAGTTTACGCTGCACTATAAACCCCACACTCGCACACTCAATCAAGAGTATTTGGCTCAACAAAATGGCGAAAGTGATACAAGAGTGATTGTTATTCGTCATAACGCTAAAGTTATTGAAGGTCAAGTTGCCGTCCTAAATGGCACTCAATATGATATTGTGCGTGTTAGCCCAAACGAAAACTTTGGGCTTAACCGCTACGACTTTCTGACTTTGCGGAAGCATAAGAAAGTTGGGTGATAGCTTATGGTAGGGCTTGATAAAGCACTAGAGGGCTGGCTTGAAACAGTAGCTAGCATTGGTGATTTAACACCAGCGGAACAAGCTAAAATAACCACCGCTGGCGCAAAGGTGTTTCAAAAGGAACTGGAAGAAGTTACTAAGGAGAAACACTACTCAAATAAAAAACATTTGAAGTATGGGCACATGGCTGACGGTTTATCTGTTCAATCAACTAACGCTGATGGCAGAAAGAACGGTGTGGCAACCGTAGGCTGGAAAAACAACTACCACGCTCAAAATGCCAGACGATTAAATGACGGCACCAAGAAATACCGTGCGGATCATTTCGTTACCAATGTCCAAAACGATAGCGCTGTTCAAAGAAAGGTGCTATTAGCAGAAAAAGAGGAATATGAGAAACTGATTCGAAGAAAAGGAGGGAAGTGATTAAGTGTTAGCAACCGTAAAACTAAAAGAGCTAATTGACGGCAAAGAATTTGGTGAAATAAGCGAAGTTTATGCAAACAACTTGCCTAAAGAGCTCGAAGAAAACACCGATAAGACAATCGTGTTACTCACCGAAAGCAATCCGTCCCTTGATTTGAGTGGGAATAATACCTTTTTCGGAAAAACAGACAGGGTAGAGGTACAGATTTTTTACAAGGCTGATATTGATTTTGATATCGAAGCCTTTGAAATGGAATTGCTAAAATTCTTAAAATCTGAGCACTACTCAATTACAGATATGAGAGAACATAGCATAGACCCCGATACGTTACAACTTACGGCGGTCTTTTTTGTTGCTCTCGACAGATTAATTTAACAAAGGAGAAATTACTATATGGCAATTGTAGGTTTGAAAATGGTTCGCCTTGCTTTGGTTGACCCTAAAACCCAAAAACTACTTAAAGGCGCTGACGGTCTATCGACTGACGGTGTGATTGAAGTTGATTCTAAAATGCTCGGTACTCGTACCGCTAACATTTCCAACTTGGAAGGTCAAGCGACTAAAGTGCCCGGGAATAACTCAGTACAAGATGTTATGATTGCACCGGGTTCACCAACAGTAGCATTCGACTTCAATAACCTTGACTTTGAAATCAAACAAAAAATGCTTGGTTTCAAACCAGACGGCAAAGGTGGTTACGTGATGGACGGTGAAAAACCACACACAGCGGTATTGATTGAATCTGAAACACTTGACCGCAAACACTCAGTATTCTTTGGTTTCGCTAACGGTATCATGCAAGAATCAACTCAAAACGTTGCTACGGATACTGATACTGCTCAAACTCGTCAAGACGACAACATGACATTTAACGCCTTGTCAGCGGATGCGTTCGGTGGTGAGCCTTACAAGAAATACTACACTGGTGCATCTAACTACGATAAAGCTAACATGTTCAAAGAAGTATTCGGTGGCTATGTCCTTCCTGCCGCTTCAAACAGCATTTAATAATTCGCAAGAGGTCGGGCTTATGGCCTGACCTCTATTTTTGTTAAAGGAGTAAAAGATAAATGGAAATCAAAACTATTAAAATCCCAGAAATCAGTAAGAAGGCATTTGAAGTAGCTACAAGCAACCGTAATGTCTTGCGTATGCACGAATATCAACTTGCCGTGCTTAAAATCAGCGACACCGTTGAGGAAAGCGACACGCAAGAACAAGCACAAGCAAGTTTCACAATTCTTAAAGAAATGCTTAGTTTTATCCGTGCTGTTCTCAAGTTGGATGATGAAGCCTATGACAAATTGCTCGACTTGGACAATGAACGTACACAAGAGATTGCTGAAAAATTGGTGGGCTACATGTACGGATTGACAGACGAACAGCTTGAAAACGCCGCTGGTGAAACTGACCCAAAAGAGTAAAATCTAAAGGCGAACAGATTTTTGATTTAGAAAATCGCATTGAAGATTTAAAAATCATTGCTAAAAAATCAATCCAAGGCTTTGGGTGGACACTAGATCAGTATTACGACACTGACTATTACGAGCTAATGAAAATCTTAAATGCCAAAGAGGAAGAAGATAGAATGGTTGACCCAACGTCTTTACTCTAAATATTTAAGGAAAGGAGGAAAAATAATACATGGCAAAAGTACAAGCTACCATGTCCACGGAAATCGCCTTAGACACGCTACAAGCTGCCAATTCGATTAAACGGTTAACTCAGTTAGTCAATAGTTCAACGAACGCTTGGAAGGCGCAAGAAAGCCAAATGCGTAGTGCTGGTGACTATTTGGGGGCAGCACAAGCTAAGTATGATGGTTTGGGCAATGCTATCCAAAATCAACAACGTAAGATTGAAAAACTGAAACAAGAACAGTCTCAGCTTAAAGGGAGCACTGCCGAAACCGCTGAACAGTACCTTAAGTATCAACAACAGATTGACCAAGCTACCACACGCTTGGCATCGTTGGAAAATCAACAACGGCAAGCCAAAAATAGCCTTGATTACCATAGGTCTGGGCTTGCTGAATTACAGAAACAGTACAAACTGCAAAACGAATCGTCTGAAGCCTACGTTAAACGTTTGAAAGCGGAAGGTAAAGAGGATGAAGCGAGGGAAGAGCAGCTTAAGCAATACAAGAGTTCGATTACTAACTTAAATAAGCAGTATGAAAAACAAAAAGACATGCTTGAGCGTGTCGCTCGCCAATCTGGTAAAACCTCTGAAGAATACCTCGTTCAGCGTAGACGCTTGGATGAAACAGCTACTAGTTTGGCTCACGCTCGTAATGCTGCCGATAGATTGAACGATGAGATTGAACAAAGTCAACGTTCTAGTACGTTCATTGGTCGCTTGAAAGATAGCTTTAAACGATTGGGTAGTGAAGTCAGTGAGACTGAAACGAAAACCTCACGTTTGAAAGGTATCTTCGGGGCTACGTTTGCAGCTAATTTGATTAGTAACGGTTTCCAAAACGCATTGGGAGCTATCAAGGGCAAGTTTGACGAGATTGCTCAATCAAGTGCCGAATACGTTAAATACCAACAAACCATGAATGCCACTTGGTTAACCTTAACCGGCAACGCCGAGGAAGGCAAGAAGATGGTCGATATGACCAACCAAATGGCACAAGCAGCGGCTAACTCAACCGAAATGGTTGACGGTATGAACCAGAAATTCTATGCCGTTACTCACAACACCGAGTTAACTAAACAACAAACGCAAGCTATTCTTACCTTGCAAGATGCATTCGGTCAGACCGATGCAGCGGTGGAAAACTTTGCTACTCAGTGGGCTCAAATGATTGCCAATGGTAAAGTCCAAGGGCAAGACATGATGTCAATCATCAATGTCTTTCCAGAAATGAAGAACCAGCTTAAAGAAGTTGCTGCACAAGAACTTGGGATTGCGGACATGACCCAAGAGAAATATGCTGAATTGCAGAAAGATGGCAAAATCACTTCTGAAATGGCGCAAAAAGCCTTGTTTGAGTTGCAAGACAAATACAAGGATGCGACAGCTAACTTCTCAACTACTATCGGTGGTCTTGAAAGAACTATCCAGTCTCGTATGCCGGCAGTAGTTGCAGCTTTCCGTGACCCAATCGACAAAATGAAAAACCCATTCTTGCAACAGATTGGTAATTGGGTTGCTGACCCTAACACTGAAACTAAATTTAAAGATTTAGGGGAACACGTTTCCAAAGGCCTAGGCACTATCATGGACGCATTCTCTAAGGTGTTCAATCTCGGTGATGGTACAGATAAACTTAATGGCTTAATGGACGGTCTCAATAAGTTTGTCGATAATCTTAGTAAGAGCATTGCTAACAACGCCCCTAAAATCGTGGCTTTCTTCAAGGAAACCAAAGACAGTTTAGGTGCGGTTTTCAGCATTGGTAAAGACTTTGCTGGCGGTGTCTGGGAAGTTGCAGTCGACATGATTAAAGGTGTTGCTGGTGCTTTCAATTTAATGACTGGCAATGGTAAGAAGGCTAAAGGACCAGTCACATCACTATCTAAGGCATTGGGTGGTATTGCAAAACATAAAACGGCTATTAAAACGGTCGGTTCTTTGTTTGCCGCTTACTTTGTAGGATCTAAGGTTGCTCTTGGAATAACGGCAGTAGTCAAAGGGATTTATGCTTGGCGAACAGCTACAGTCGGTATGACTGCGGCACAAAAAGCAATGAATCTAGCTATGGCATCAAACCCTATCGGTTTGATTGTGGTTGCAGTAACCACGGCTATTACTGCCTTGGTGTTGCTTTATAAGCACAATAAGAAATTCAAGGCCTTTGTTGATGGCATGTTTAGTGCTGCAAAGAAAGCCTTTGATAAAATCTTCAAAGTTACAAAAGAAATCTTTGGTAAGATCATTGATTTCTTTAAAAAGGACTGGAAACAGGTCCTTTTGTTTATTGCCAATCCTATTGCTGGAGCTTTTGCTTTAATTTACAAGCACAATAAGAAGTTCAAGAAATTCGTTGATGGTATCGTGAAAAGTATCAAAGACGGTTTCTCTAATGCTGGCAAATGGCTTGGTAAGACATGGGATGGCATGAAGAAGACCTGGACGGGTGCGATGGACTCAATGACCAAGAGCACTAAAAAAGGCTTCGAAAAGACCAAGACTTACTTCACTGGTGGTGAGAAAGGTATTAAAGCCTTCACTAACACCGCTAAGAAATTGCTTGTAATCTCGAATCCAGTAGTCGCTGGTTTTGAGTTGATGTACAAGCATAACAAGCCATTCAAAAAGTTTGTTGATAGCACCGTGGACCATGTCAAAGATATGGCCAAAGGCGTTGCAAAACACATGACTAATCTTAAAAAAGACTGGTCTGATAAGTGGGACAACGTTAAGAAATTTGCATCTAAGACGTGGGAAGGCATCAAGGGTAATGCTACGGAAGCCATGACTGCTCTTGGTAAGGATATTGACAAGCACCATAAGGGCATCAATAAGAACTGGTTTGATGGTTGGGAGAACTCTAAAAAATTCCTATCTAAAAAATGGGATGAAATCGGAGCGTTAACGCAAGAGAAGTTTGGCGTCAACATTACCAAACTGATTACCGATGCATTGACCAATATCGCTAAATTCTTCAAAGATACATGGGATAACGTGAAAAAAGGCTTTGGCGAAATGTGGGACGGCATGAAAAAACTTGCCGGTGACGGTATTAATGCTGTCATTGCCTTGCCAAACGCTGGTATTGACGGTATCAACAAACTTATTTCTGATTTTGGCGGTAGCAAAGAAGCTATCTCTAAAATCCCGAAAGTTAAGTTCGCTGGTGGTACTGGTATGTTTAGCTCATACCGAAACCCGATTACCAAGCCTACGTTAGCAACGCTCAATGATGGTTATGATAGCCCAGAAACCAACAACCAAGAAATGGTAATTCTGCCTAACGGTAAGTCATTCTTGCCACAAGGTCGAAACGTTGAGTACCTCTTGCCAGCTGGTTCGGAAGTCATCAATGCCAGTGAATTGGCTATGCTCATGGGTGTCGAACGTGGAGCCTTTGCAAAAGGTACTGGATTCTGGTCTAAAATCTGGGACACTGCTACCAACGTAGCAGGCTCAGTTTGGGACACTATGAAGAACGGTGTCGATAAATTCATGAAAATGATTGAGTTTGTCGGTGATGTGGTTAAAGACCCAGTGGGATCGCTTTCTAAGAAATTCAGCCCTAATGCTGATAAATTGGCTGGTATGTTTAATCCGCTCGGTAATGCGTTGTATAAGAAACCAGTCGAAGAAGCTAAGAACTGGTGGAAAGAACTTTGGTCTATGGCCAATGCCTCAATGGATGAAGGCACGGTGGCTATGGGTGCTAAAGGTGACGACTACCGTTTCAAAGATAAAGCTAAAGACGCTGGTGCTGACCCGTGGGGTTACTTCTATCGTGAGTGTGTATCATTCGTTGCAAGCCGTTTGGCCAATCTTGGTGTTAAGCCTAGTCTATTTAGTCACCTCGGTAATGGTAACCAATGGATATCTGCCAGCGTGCCACACTTAAGTAGACCAAAACCGGGTACGGTTGCAGTTTATACTGGCGGGCCAGTATCAAGCAACCACGTTGACTTTGTAACGGCAGTACATGGGGACACTTACGACGGTGAAGAATACAACTATGGCGGTAACGGTCAATACCATCAATACACTGGCCGTCACATTGCTAACGCTGCTACATTCCTTGATTTCGGTGTTCGGGATAGTGGAAGTAGTGGCGGTGACGATAGCAAACCGCTTAAAGACCGCAACAGCCCACTTCAAACGTTGATTAAACGCCAAGTCGGTGGCATGTTCGATTGGATTAAGAAAACTCTTGGTCCATTGCTTTCCCCTCCGGGTGGTGGTGAGGACGGCCCACAAGGAACTGGTGTTTCTCGTTGGCGTGAATCGGTTGTTAGAGCATTGAAGGCAAACGGTATCGAACCAAACGACTTCCGTGTTTCTAAAATCTTGGCCACTATCCAACGTGAATCGGGTGGTGACCCTAACGTACAAAACAACTGGGATAGTAACGCAAGAGCTGGTACACCGTCAATTGGTTTGATGCAAACCATTGGCCCAACATTCAACGCATACAAGCACCCAGGACATGATAATATCCGTAACGGATATGACAACTTGCTTGCTGCAATCAACTACATCAAACACCGTTACGGGACAACAGACGCAGCCTTTACCCGCGTTGCCGCTTATGGCTACGCTAACGGTGGTCTAGTCCACAAGAACGGTGTTTATGAATTAGCTGAAGGCGATATGCCAGAATATGTTATTCCTACGGATATCGCCAAACGTGGTAGAGCGTGGCAACTACTTACGGAAGCAGTGGCACGTTTTGCGGGCGATACCCCACAAGGCAACCACGATAACACATCAGATCATGAGCGTGTTTCTGTTCTAGAAAGCAAGTTAGATGTCATGATTGACTTGCTTGGTCAATTGGTAACTAATGGCTCTAACCCGATTGAAGTTAGAAACATCATTGATGGTAGAAGTGTGTCAAACGGTCTAGCACCGTTTATGACGAAAGCGACAAATGAATATGAGCGCAGACAAGCGCTGCTAGGAGGTAGCATTATTTGATAGGAATGTCAGTCATTTTTGACGGGAAGAACTTAACCGAATTATTCAATGAGGGGCAAGGGCGTACCGTTCCAGTGGATGTCACGAAAAATGTGGCAGCTAACTTTAATAACAACTATCAAGACCAAGGGCGTAGGCGTTATGGTCAGCAATTCCTATATAGCACCTTGTCCGTCAAGCAGATTCAAGTATCGTTTACCCTCGTAGGCAACTACGACTACTTTAATACCATCGCTGAAACGCTAGGTGGTTATCTCAACGTAGATAAGCCTAAACCATTGATTTTCGGGGATGAGCCTAACAAAGTTTGGGAAGCTATTCCGTCTGGTCAAGCGTCGTTAGCAGTCGATAAAACCACTGCACCCATTACCGCAACAGTAACGGTTACATTCGATGTTCCAAAAAGCTACGGTGAAAACAAGGCACAAGCTCTAGTAAGTAGCGATGGTGAAACTAAGTATGGAAGTATTAAAAAGGTCTCTACTGGTCATTACAAGGCTACGTTGAAAAACTTTGGTACGGCTGAAACTTACCCAGATATCAAGTTAAAATTCAACTCAGATAATGGTTGGGTTGGGATTGTGAAAAGTTCTAGCGAAAGCTATGAGATTGGGAACCCTAATGAAGTAGATATGCAAGACGTCAAGCGTTCGGAAATATTGCTAGATTATCGAGACGAAACCGGCATTCGAAAAGGTTTTTCAAGTGGTTCAAAAAACAATGGTGTTTTTAATGACAACAGTGCTGATTTGAACGGAACTCTAAACATTGTCGATGTATTCAATCGCCCCAATATCGCACTGACTTCAAGAGGAAACGGAAGTAAGTTTTTGCAAGGAAGTTCGATTTCATGGGATATTCCAGTTGATTCGAATGGTGAAAGAGGTTCACTCAACGATTACATTTGGTGGAGACAAGTCTTTTGGTTAGGACTACCTAGCCAGTATGGGTATCTTAAAATCTGTGTTTCCGATGATCAAGGTCGTTTTCTTTACGGTGTTGAGTCTAAGAAAAAAGAAAATGGTCTAGGTTGTGATTACAACATCATGACTACCGATGGCAAAGGCAGTTACCAAATCATCGACAGTAGGCATTTTTTGGGGACGCATTTAGATGAACACAACCCGTTCAACGCTCAACGTGGGTGGTCTGATATGGCACGTAGGGATGACGAATTAATTTTCTACTGGTGGGGTTCTTATTTAAAATATAAAGTACCTATTTTAAAAGGACGTAAGTCAGCAAAAGTTAGTATTTTGTTATCCGGTGTTGGTCAAAGTCCGCTTGTAACTCACATGTATGTTGATAAATTCTGTTATCGCAAAGATTTTGTCAGTGCTACTGAGGATATTCCTAACCGCTTTGGCAAAGGCTCGGTGTTGAAAGTGGACATGTCGAAAGGCAAAACCTTTGTTGACAACTTGCCAGCATCTAATGAGCTAACTTACTTATCCGAGCCATTCAGTATCGGCACTGGTGAAACTGAAATCGACATCTACACGTCTAGTTGGATAAGAACTGACCCGACTATTGAAGTAACATGGAAGGAGCGTTTCGTTTAATGCAAATTTGGATTCATGACAAAAACATGCGTAAGGTTTGTGCCTTAAACAACAACGTTCCGGGCATGTTGCCCTACTCTAACAGTCAATGGCACACTTATCTTGAATACTCAACCAGTACATTTGATTTTGCGATTCCGAAAATCGTAGACGGGAAACTACATGATGATGTAAAATACATCAACGATCAGATGTATGTGTCATTTTACTACGATAACACCTACCACGTTTTCTATGTGTCGCAACTCGTTGAAAATGACACAGCGTTTCAAGTCACTTGTAATAACACTAACTTGGAATTGGCAATGGAAAGTGCACGCCCTCTTGGTAGCAGTAATGGTGCTAAAAGTCTGGAGTGGTATCTTCAAAATCTCGACTTGCTAGGATTGGCTGGTTTGGAAATCGGCATTAACGAAGTTTCTGACAAAACAAGAACAATCACGTTTGATTCTCAACAAGGCACTAAACTTGAGCAATTACATAGCTTGATGAATCAGTTTGATGCTGAGTTTATCTTCCGAACAGAATTAAATAGAGATGGTACGTTAAAACGCTTTGTCATCGACATCTACCAACAACCAGATGAAAATCACCACGGTATTGGTAAGGTTAGAGGTGATGTCATCCTCTACTATCAAAACGGCTTGAAAGGTGTTCAAATCGCTAGTGATAAAACCCAACTATTCAATGCTGGGTATTTTGTCGGGCAAGAGGGCACCAACCTTATAGACGTTGAGTTTGAGGAAAAGAACGAATTAGGGCAAGTAGAGTTTTATTCTAAAAAAGGCAGTCCGATGGTTTATGCTCCAATATCCTTGGAAAAATATCCATCAACGTTAAGAGATAGCGACACAGACAGATGGACACGTAAGGACTTCGAAACCGAGTACAAGGATGTCAATGCACTAAAAGGCTACGCATTGCGTACCATTAAGCAATACGCTTACCCACTATTGACCTATACTGTTGATGTTCAATCTAGTTTCGTTGAAAATTACAAGGACATTAACTTAGGTGATACTGTTAAAATTATCAACAACAACTTTAGGGACGGTCTAGCCCTTGAAGCTCGTGTTTCTGAAATGGTAATCAGTTTTGATATGCCATTGAATAATTCAGTAGTATTTACCAATTTCAGAAAAATAGCTAACAACCCGTCTAGCAGTTTGCAACAACGTATTGATGAAATCGCAGCCAGAGCCTTGCCATATCGTGTTGAGATCACGACAACAAACGGAACAGCATTCAAGAATGGCGTTGGTCGTTCTACCGTTCGTCCAGTCTTGAAACAAGGTGATAAGACAGTTAATGCTACATGGCGTTTCGTAATTGACGGCACTATTAAATACGTGGGTATGACCTACGACATGGTGGCATCACAGATTACCCAACCAACCGCCTTAACGGTTTCAGCGTGGGTTGATAATAAAGAAGTAGCTTCAGAAGAAGTTACTTTTTTAAATGTCTCGGACGGTAGAAATGGCGTTAAGGGAGATAAAGGCGACCCAGGGCCACAAGGCCCTAAAGGTGATAGAGGTAATGACGGCTTGCCGGGTAAAAACGGGGTAGGCTTGAAAACTACCACGATTACATACGGTATGAGTGATAGTGATACTGTAATGCCTACAAGCTGGACGTCCAACCCTCCTATTTTGGTCAAAGGTAAATACCTATGGACTAAGACCCAGTGGATGTATACCGACCTGTCTAGTGAGACTGGATACCAAAAAACATACATCCCACAGAATGGTTCTAAGGGTGATGATGGCTTGCCCGGTAAAGATGGTGTGGGGCTAGTGAATACTACCTTGCGTTATGCAAAATCAACGGACGGTGTCAATAAGCCGTCTGGGGTTGTGGTAGCTAATTTTCCTAACGAGATTAAGCCGAATCGGTCAAGTATCGATAATAATATCACCACTGAACTAAAAGTCCGTCTGGAGCAAGGTAAGACCTACATCTTATCTGCCGAAACCAATGGAACGTTTACCAATCAGCACAACCCAAACCAATCGAGTGACAATGCTACGATTTGGCTTGTCAATCCAAGTTTTAGTACATGGGCAGTTATTTCTGATAGCAACACGGCTAACGGTACGAGATACACACACAACCGTCCGACTGGAGAATACAATATCCGTGTCAATGGTTATAAAACCGATAATTCGACATGGGTTAAAAACATTGTATTCGAAGACGGTACATGGTCTCCAGACATCCCAACAGTTAACCCCGGTGAATACCTATGGACAAGAACGACATGGTTCTATTCAGACGGTACGAGTGAGCAAGGCTTTTCCGTTGCTAAGATGGGCGAACAAGGTCCAAAGGGAGACCGTGGGAATGATGGGATTCCCGGTAAAAATGGTATCGGTATTAGAAATACCAGTGTTCTCTATGGTCTATCTGTATCTGAAACCGTGCCACCTACGGCATGGTATCAAAACCCACCAGCTTTAGTTAAAGGGCAATGGTTTTGGACAAAAACAGTTTGGACTTATACAGACAACACCAGTGAAACCGGATATCAAAAAACCTACGTTGCTAGAGATGGTAATGATGGTAATAATGGTATCGCTGGTAAGGACGGTGTCGGTATTCGAAGCACAACCATTACTTACGCACAAGGCACATCCGGAACGGTAGCACCAACGACTGGTTGGACTAGTCAAGTACCTAACGTGCCGGCTGGGCAATTTCTCTGGACGAAAACCGTTTGGAGTTATACGGATAATACTAATGAAACCGGCTATTCAGTTTCTAAAATCGGTGAGCAGGGACCAAAAGGAAACGATGGTGCTAAAGGTGACAAAGGTGATCGTGGGGAGAAAGGTCTGCAAGGCGAACGTGGGGTACAAGGTCCGCAAGGGTTACAAGGTCCAAAAGGTGACCAAGGTATCCCGGGTGTTAAGGGTGCCGATGGTAAAACCCAGTATACCCATATAGCCTATGCTGATACCGTTTCTGGTGGTGGATTTAGTCAAACCGACAATAATAAACCATTCATCGGTATGTACCAAGATTTCAATACTACGGATAGTCGGAATCCACAAGACTATCGCTGGTCTAAATGGAAAGGTAGTGATGGCCGTGATGGTATTCCAGGTAAAGCTGGAGCAGACGGACGAACACCTTACGTCCATTTTGCTTACGCCGATAGTGCCGATGGCCGAACTGGTTTCAGTCTAACGCAAGATGGCAATAAGCGATATCTGGGCGTATGTACCAACTTCGATAGAACGGATAGCACTAACCCAGCTGATTACTCGTGGAATGATATGACTGGTAGCGTGTCGGTTGGTGGTGAGAACTTGATCCGTAACTCAGCATTTCCGGATAACTTGGACGGTTGGGGATATTGGGAAGCACCACAACCTAACTCGAATTTATCTGTGTCAAGTCATTCACTCTATTACAACGGTTCTAAGCCGTTGTTGTTGTTGAAAGCAAAAACAACAACAACGCCTAGCACTACGATGAGATTTCCAGTGAAACGAAATACCACTTATTCCCTTAATGTTTCGATTTTGGCAGGCGGTAACCTAAAGGGGATGGATATCTATTTTCTTGGGCGCAAGTCAAATGAAACTGAAACATTTAGCAAAGTAGTTAACATCAAGCATTTCGATGGTTCGCCATCCACAAGCGGTGTTAAGAAATTTCACTTCACTTTTAACTCCGGCGACTGCGATGAAGGCTTTATCCGTATCGATAATAAGGGTACAACCAACAGCAGTGAGTCGATGTTATTCTTCACTGAACTGGACTGCTACGAGGGTACGACTGACCGAGCATGGCAAGCGTCACCGAAAGACCTAGCAAGTCAGTTAGACGGAAAAGCTGACAGTGCATTGACACAAAGCCAGTTAAACCGATTGAACGAGATCAATTCAGTCATGAAAGAAGAATTAGAAGCTAAAGCATCTCTTGATACGCTCAATCAGTGGGTGAAGGCTTATCAAGATTTCGTTAACGCAAACAACGCTAATCGTGCTCAAGCCGAAAAGAATCTTGCGGATGCCAGCGCCCGTGTCGCAAAACTAGAAAACAACTTAAACGACATGTCAGAGCGTTGGAACTTTATCGACAGTTACATGGCATCTTCAAACGAAGGGCTTGTCATTGGTAAAACGGATAATTCCAGCTCTATGCTATTCAATCCAAATGGTCGCATTTCAATGTTCTCGGCTGGTAACGAGGTAATGTATATCTCGCAAGGTGTGATCCACATTGAAAATGGTATTTTCTCAAAAACTATTCAGATTGGGCGTTTTAGAGAAGAACAAGATTTTATCAATCCAGACCGAAATGTAATCAGATATGTAGGAGGTAAATAAGATGGCAGAATATTGGTCGAATACCGACAAAGGTTTCCGCATCAAAATGACAATCGACCAAGTCGGTCAGAGTGTCGAAAAGAATAGTTCTACTGTCCGCATTAGATTGGTTCTATTCAATGCTAATCAAACGTTTCCAAGAGGAATGTGTAAGTGGTATGTTGATGCGTTTGGTCAATACATTGGTGACACTAACTATTTAGAGGTTTCAAGACAAAACTCAGAAACGCAACTAATCGATAAAACTATCGAAGTTGAACACACCAACGGCAAGAACGTGTTTGGTTCAAAGGCGTTCTTCTATTGTTACAGCCCACAAGGTCCGGGAGATTTAAACGTCGGTCCATACGCTATTACCCTTGACCCGATTACCAACGCTAGTGTCTTAACCATGCCTAGCAACGTAATTCTGGGGGATAGCGTGAATTTTTCTATTGCTAAAAGAGTGGCTTCAGCCAAGCACACACTACGCTACTCATGGTATGGTCTTGAAGGAAAACTGGCAGACAATATTGACACATCGTATAAATGGACGATTCCAGAGAGTTTTGCTAACGACATTCCGAATAATTCAAGCGGTTGGGGGACAATATTCCTAGATACTTACGTTGACGGGAAACTAATCAATACGCAATCAAAAACATTCACTGCTGGTTTGTCATTAAATAGAGTTAAGCCCACATTCTCTAGAATTGCATTAGCGGATGCCACCGAATTGACAAGGAATATTACTCAATCGGATAGACACTTTGTTTCCGTGTTATCCAAAATCTATGCACGTTTTGAAAATGTTCAAGCGGAGTTCGGAGCATCCATCACGGGCTATTTTATGGAAATTGTCGGGAATAATAACACGATTTCTGCACCTAGCGGAACTTTTCGTGAAATTTCCGTCAATAAAGATACACAATTCACGTTAAGGGGCTACGTAGAAGATAGCCGAGGGATTAGGTCTGATTCGTACGAAACGACCATCACCGTTTTAAATTACTTCAGTCCAACGTTGAAATTTGAAGTAACTAGGAGTGGTGCAACCAATAGCACACTGACCATTAAGCGTTTTGCCAAAGTAGCACCACTTATGGTTAACGGCGTACAGAAAAACCCGATGAAGCTAACGTTCACCACACGGCAAGTCGATTCTGATACAGAAACTATCGATAACGGCGGTGCTGGTGGAACATGGTCGCAGATTTCTGAATTTAACGCTTCTAATGCTAATCTTGGCAAATCATACCCAGCGGACACATCTTATATTGTGGTCGGTAAACTAGAAGATAAATTCACTAGCGTATCTTTCCAAGCTACAGTCACGGGTGACCGAATTGTAATGTCCTACGACAAAGAAGGTATCGGAATTAATAAATACCGCGAGCGTGGAGCATTGGATGTTGACGGGTTGATTTATTCAAACCGCAAGCAGATTCAGCACCACAAATTGACTGAACCAAATGGCGCAGCCATAGATACTAAAGTGGATAACCTAAACGACTATAGAACCACTGGTTTCTATTCGATTCTAGGGAACTACCGAAACCATCCAGCATCGGGCGAGGGGGCTTATTTGCAAGTCGTGGAAAGTGTTTCTGGATACCATCAAACATTAACGACTATATCTGGTCGTATGTTTAAACGGACAGTAACCAACAATTCTAATGGTTCATGGATTGAGTACACGCCCAAACCAGAGAAACCGGAAAAGCCAGAACCGGCTCTGGTAAAGAAAGAAGTCGATATGGGGTTTGGCGTTAAAGCTAACATGATAAGAAAAGGGAATACAGTAATGTGCAGCTTGGTTCGTGGCATCTATTCGGCATTAGGTGGGATCGAATATAAAGAGCTTAACGAAAAGATGCCAGAAGGCTTTAGACCAGTCGTCGAAACGAATTTGAACGCAAGTAAAAATGTTGGTGGCAATCAAATTGGTGTAGCAACGTGGCATCTATTGCCAAACGGTAATATTAATTTAACCAATCAATCGGACACCAAAGCCGTTTACAACGGAACTGTTTCTTATATCACTCAAGATAATTACCCAAATTAAGAAAGGAATTAATAATTATGGCACTTAAAATTACAAAACAACGCACAATCAACGCAGAATTTAATGTGGAAGAAGAAGGAGCTACAATCCTTGTCAAACAGACATTCATTAGTGTAGATTCCAATGCGGTTTCCACCGTTCAAGAAAATCTTCTTAACGCTGAACTCTATGCCAAATACCGTCAAGAAATGCGTACAGACGAACGTGCTCTACGTGACTTGCGTTATAAAGTAGAGGACGAAATTTTGGCTGATACGACAGAGGCGTAATGCGTTGAAAAATGGGGGTAAAAAATAAAAGATGAATATTTCTGATTTAATTGACCACCTTGCCCCTACCATCGGTGTGATCGCAACGGGCTGGTTTGGTATGAAAGCTAGCAAGTCAGCTAATTTAAGCAAATCGCAATTCGGAGATTTGAAAAACGAGTTAGACAATATCCATGATTCGGTTGGAGTCGTTCAAGATTTAGGTAAATTCAACGGCGAGAAAATCAACGAGTTAAACGACAAGCTGGTAGTGCATGATGAAGCGCATTTGGTTACTATGTATCTACGTTTAGAGCGTGACATTTCCAAAGAATTAGAGCGTGGATATACCACGGTTCACAATTCCGATGTGATTCACAAAATGCACTCCAGTTATAAAAAATTAGGTGGCAATGGGTACATTGATGCCCTTTATAAAAAATACATTAATTTAGAAGTGAGGAATTAACATGAAAATCAATTGGTCTATCCGTTTTAAAAACCGTGCATTCGTAACACGTTTTGCACTCGCATTGGTGTTGCCAGTTTTGGCTTACTTTGGTATCAAATTTGAAGATATCACAAGCTGGGGAGCTTTGTTTGGATTGTTCGGCAAATTCTTGTCTAATCCATACTTGGTAGGCTTGACAGTGGTCAACGCCTTGAATATGTTCCCAGACCCAACAACGAAAGGGCTTAGCGATAGCGAACGAGCGCTATCATACACTAAACCTTATGAGGACTAGCCATGGCTAAACTCATGACCTCTATTAACCAAATTGAAGGAGGTGACATTCTCAAAAGCGGGGACACCACTTCCGTATTTGGTTTTGAAATTTTGGGTTACGATGGCAAACGCATGAATTTGTCCGGCACTGGTAAGCTAACACTTTCCAACAACGAAACAGTGGCACTCTATCAAGATGTTACCGTTGAAAATGGGCGTTTCTCATTCTCAATGGGGACTGTGGTAGCTACTGGCACTTACTATCTTGAAATTAAACTGGATGGGCATATCTTCCCGTCTAACAACTTCAAAGTGAAAGTGAAGAACTCGTTGAATGCAGATAGTGCTATCCCATCGGACAAGAGCCCTAAGTTAAAACTACTAGCGGATGAATTGCGAGAATCTGGGTTAATCAGTGGTGGCACTGATACGACGGAAGACCTCGTAAATATCTACAATCTTGCTAAAATTTGAAAGGAATAACTAAATGAGTAAATTACATGATTTTGCCCAAGCTGTGGGTGCTGACATCAAGGAAATTAAAACAGCGTTGGCTGGTAAAGCTGATAAAGGTGAAGTGACCGCTAACGGCATCACTCAAGACCAACTTAACACTGCCATTGCACAAGCTAAGACCGACATCATTGGTGGAGCACCGGGGGAACTTGACACACTCAAAGAAATCGCTGATAAAATCAATTCAGCGGGCGGCAATACTGATAGCGGCATTATCTCGAAAATGTCCGAGCTTGGTACTCGTCTCGACACCATCGAACAAGAGGACCTTGTGAGCGTTTATAATACTGCAAAGAACACTCTCTAACAGGGGGTGAATTATGAGCAATTTAAGCAAGGCCATTGAAGCCATTGGCCGCGATATTGGTGAAATTAAAGGGAAACAATCTTCATCCTTGTCTATCGGTCAAGCGTATGGGTTATTTCCAACATATAACAACTTTTTCCTACAGGTTCTAGAACAAAATAAATTTGCGGAAGACCCACTTGTGACCAAATCTCAATTACCAACAAGCGAAATTGATGCTTTAAAACAAAAAGTCGAAGAGTTGGAAAGAACTATCTCGGAAATTAAACAATCTATTCAAAAATAATTATGAGAAAGGAGAAACATGACTTCAAAAACACAGTTGTTAAACACGCTTGAGAGCCTAGTCAATCAACGTGTCACTGTTCCCACTAATCCTTATGGTGGTCAGTGTATCAGCTTGATTGACTACGTTCTACAGTATCAAGGCTTGTTTAATCTTGATTTCAGCTACATGAATGCGATTGACGGATTAGATCGTGCTGAAAACCTAGGGCTTAAAGTCACACGTTTTAACGGTGCTAACAATCCACCGGTGGGGAGTGTTTGGGTAACTAACTGCTTGCCATATCATCAATTCGGTCATATCGGTTTTGTGGTCGCAGAAAACCCAGACGGGACAGTTACCACAATCGAGCAAAATATTGACGGTAACGGTGATGCTCTTTATAACGGTGGATGGACACGCAAGGTCACACGAAACCTAGACAGTGCAGGGAATTTCAGTTATATCGATTGGAACGCACCAGCTCAGCAAATGGTCGGGTGGTTTGAATTGCCATTTGACGGCATGACTGAAAATGCCTATTTCATCGACGTATCAGCATATCAACCGGGAGACTTGACTGGTATCTGTCAAGCGTCCGGCACTAATAACACGGTAATCAAAGTGACCGAGGGTGTGGGTTGGGTTAGCCCAGTAGTAGCTCAACAAACTAACACAAGTAATTGTATTGGTTACTATCACTTCGCTCGTTTTGGTGGCGATGTGGCAACGGCACAAGCTGAAGCGAATTACTTTATCAGTAATCTGCCATCACACCCACGCTATTTGGTTTGTGATTATGAAGACGGCGCTAGTGGTGATAAACAAGCGAATACTAATGCAGTCCTAGCGTTTATGGATATCTGTAAGGCGAACGGTTTTGAGCCTATCTATTATAGTTACAAACCTTATACACTGGCTAATGTTTATGTAGATCAAATCACTGCACGCTATCCAAATAGCCTATGGATTGCAGCGTATCCAGATTATGAGGTACGCCCAGAACCATATTGGGGTGTGTATCCAAACATGGAACATACACGCTGGTGGCAGTTTACAAGCACTGGTCTAGCTGGTGGATTGGATAAGAATGTTGTTATCATCAATGATGGTGATAGTTTAGTGAATAAGAAAGAGGAAGAAGAAAATATGGATTATGTAGTACGCAGTACGTCAGGAAGTCAAGGTTATGTTGGAGTCGTTAATGGCCGAGTTTTCGGTATTGGGGCTATGCGCACAGTGGATGAACTACGTTCTAACGGCGCTAAACATTTGATGTTGGATGATGGCGACTTTGACCGTTTCTTGAATAGTCAATCAAACGACACGGCAGCGGTCTCTAAGGCAATCAATGAAGCTAGTGCATCAGTAGTTAAGGCTATTGAAGAACGAGCACAAGCCACACAAGGCCAAACTGGTAAATAATTAGACCACGAAAACTATAAAATAAAAAAGGAGTATATCACCTCCCCTCAGACTGCAGTAGGGATACCATGGCAGTAGTGGTCGAAGCCTCAGCGTTGTGCTGGGGCTTTTTTATTTGGTATAATATACATGAAATGACAATCCCCCTGCATCCACTATGGACAGATACGCTCTGACGCAGGGCTTTTTTAATTTTCTGTGTTATAATATACCTACAGCAAGCAAATCTTGACTGTTCCAAAGACTGATTAAGTTCAGCGCCATGTAAGCTATGTGCACGTAGCCCGATGGAATTTCTGGAATGGTTGCAGTAGCGACTTACCAAAAAGGATTGTTTCGACAGTCCTTTTTGTGTTATAATAAATATCCATCATAGGCAAAGAGCTACGAGGAAACTCATAGCTCTTTTTTATATTTGCCAATCTCTACTATAAGTGCTAATATATTCTTTAGGAATACTTTGGTGTCATTTCGATATATTCTCGAACTGCCCCCGGCTTTGAACT